CTGCGCCGCCTCGTAGGTCAGCCGGTCCTGATACTTCGCCGAGATCAACTGAATCTCGTTCATCTTCTGATCGATGTTCAGCTTCTTGTTATTCCAGACCGCGTTGTACTCCTTGAGCGAGGCCTCGTTGTTTTGCAGCAGCTTCTCGTTCGCCGCCTTCCACTCCTTCATTTTCTGATCGTAGAGGGCGAGGTTTCCCTCCTTGAAGCCCTGCACGCCGGCCGCAAAGGCGTTGAGCGCGGTCGTGGCGTGCTGGCGCGAGAACGCACCCGCGAGCGCGGACAGCGCGACCAGTGGGCCGAGCCACTGTTGCATGCCCTCCTGCATGTTCGCCTTGGGCGGCTCGGTTTCGCGCCCGAGCTGCGGAGCGGCCGGACCTGGCGCGGCATTCTCCTTGAGAGCGGCGTTGATCACCGGCGCTTTCTCGCGTTGCTCCTGGCCGACCAGCGCCTCCTGCCGCTTCTGGCTTGCCGACATCTGCGTCATGAGTTGGTCGCTTGGGCTCGGCGGTGGTGCGACCTTTCCGCCTGACGGCTGGTCGAGTACATCGGGGCGATCGAGCACGGTGTCGGTGTCCATGTCACGTCGCCTTCGACAGGTTGATGTTGAGGCCCGACAGGCCGGCGGTCAGGCCGAACGCCTGGATTGCGCTCGCGATCGATTGGTTGAACGCGGTGTCTTGCTGAATCTGCATGTTCGCCGCGGTGGTGAGCGCGCTGGTCGCCTGCCCGGTCTCGCCGAGACCGGTCTGCACGAGCTGATCGATGAACTGCTGCTGCATGCTGATCGCTTGCGCGTTGATCTGCTCCACGCCTTGCAGGTAGTCGCTGCTCTGGTGCGGGTCCTGCCCGTGACTGGCGTAGAGCTGGTAGAGCTGATTGAGTTGCTGCTGTTTCCAGGTCGAGATTTCCGACATCTGCGGCGCCGTGATCTGCTGGTTTGCCGCTGCGGTCAGGTTCTGCTGCCCGGTGGCGCCGAGCGACGATCCGAGGCCCGACAGTTGCTGCGCCTGTGGCGGCAACGCCGGCTCGCCCTTGATGAGGGTCGAACCCAGCAAGGCGAGCGGCGCGAGCGGGGCGGCCGTCTTGAGCCCGCTCATGACGGTGCCCAGCGTGGAGCCAATTCCGGAAGCGCCCGCCTTCCCTCCGGCCGCACCGGCGTCGAGTGCGTCGCTTGCGGCCGGAGCCGCGTCGCCGGTAGCGGACAGGCCGCCGGTATCGAGCGCGGATGTCGCGGCGTTGGCGGGCCCGGCAGTGCCTGCCGGGACATCCCCGAGGCCCGCGGTAGTGATGCTGCCGGCGGGCAGACCCGGAGCCGCGGTCGCCCCGCCCGGGAACGTGCCGCCGCCTGTGACCGCGCCGGTGGTCGGGTCGACGGTCTCGAAGCCAAGCCAATTCGATGGGTTCAGCGAGGCATCGCTCGCCGCCGCGCCGAATCCGCCGCCGCCGGTGTCCAGCACGCCCGTGGCCGATCCGGCGTCCAGCGCAGACAGGGGAGCCGTGACGCCGCCCGCCGCCGGGATGGCCGTGCCTGCCGCGCCGGCCGCGGCTGGTGCCGCCTCGAGCGCCGATGCGGTCGGGATGCCCGCCGCGCCAGCCGCCCCAGCGTCGAGGGCGCCTGTGCCCGCCCCGCCCAAGGCCCCGAGATCGGTGAGGCCCGCGCCGGCCGTAGCGCCCAGGTCGGCCAGCCCCGCGGCGCCGGCATCCGCCCCCGCGAGACCGCCGAGCCCGGCAATCCCCTCCCCCGCACCAGCAGCACCGGCCGCGCCCGCTGCAAGATCGCCGACGCCGGCCGCGCCGAACGCACCGAGACTGGACAGCCCGCCGGCCGCTGCGGCCTCCCCCAGGCCCGCCGCGCCCGCCCCGGCAAAGTCCGCCGCACCGGCGGTTGCCGCGGTCGCGCCGACATCGGCTGCCGCGGTCGCCCCAGCATCGATCGCGGCCGGGGCGGCGAAGTCGACGACCGCGCTGACCACGGCGGCAACCGCGTCGAAAAACGAGCAGAGGCCGGGATTTGCCGGTTCCGTCGGGATGCGGTCGAGACCGATCATGGTTGCTCCGATGCCATAGAATAGACGGTTTCGATGGTGTTGAAACCCATTTTTTCTAGGATTTGCCCAATGTTATGCGAGTTCTTTGATCTATAGTGGTAGAGTTTCACGCCCATCGTGTTGAAACAGTTGATACTTATGGCAATCAGCCCGCGAATTATCAGACCGCGGATCGGGTCCTGTGCCACATAGAGGAACGAGCTCGACGCGGTGAGCACGGTGCGCCGGTGCGGATGCGTCGACAGGATGCAGCCGAAGTACCCGACGAGGCGGCCGTCGCGGCGCGCGGTGAAAACGTGCAGTTTTCCACTGCGGCAAAGTGACTCATAGAGCGCCCAGTCGACATCCATCGCCGCATCGCCCTTGTTGGATGCGAATTCGTTCCAATGCGCGTCGACGTGCGGCTCGATCTCGGGGCGCACCGCGGTGAATTTCTCGACGGCGTAGGCGATGCTCATGTCAGGCCCAAGGCTTGCTCGAGCAGGACGTGCTCCTGCGCGTGATCATCCATCCACGCAAACCATTCGTCGTCGTCGGACAGGTCGACGCTCGAAAGGTCGATCCCCTGAACGCCGGTCCAGTCGCGCAGCGCGTTGTGAATTTGCTGGTGCGCGTCGAGCCACTGCTTCACGATCGCCTTCTCGTCCGACCAGCTTAGGATCGCGTAGTCGGGGATGAACCGCGGCGGCGACTGCTTCAGGCCGAGCGCAACCATTTGCAGGTGTTCCAAATAGTGCTCGTTGAGCCACACGCCGAACCCAGTCGGATCGTCGGGAAAGACGACGTTGTGAAAAAAGATCGGCATCAGAGCGACCCTTTCGAGAACATGTCGCCGCGGCCTTCGTATTCGACGACGATCGCGTTGATGGTGTAGCCGGAAAACTGCCCGGCGAGGCTAGCGCCGAGCGTGATCCCCGCGGCGTCGCCCTGGTAGCGCGTCCACAGGAATCCGCTTCCGGTGAACGTGATCACCGCGGCCGACCCGTTGACCCATATAACCTGAGCGCCAGCACCGTTGATCCACTTCACCGGCGTCGCGACGAGATACTGCGTGGGCAGAGATTCGTTCTCGCTGTCGCTGGTCGCCGAGATCGTTCCGGGATTGACGCTCGATTGCGCCACGCCGATGCGGATCGTTTTTTTCTGCGTGTAAGGCTCGCCGTTCCCCGACAGCGCCGTGATGATCAGGAACGGAACCGATGTCGTGATCGACTGCAGGAGCTGCGTCACGTCGGCGCCGGACGACCCGAACGTTTCGAGCGCGCCCGCGATCGGTGCCGAGCAGATCGCCTCCACGCCGTTGCCCTGGCTCACGACGAACCACCGCTTGTTCATGAACGCGAGCATGAGCGAGCGGGTGATGCCTTGGCGCGGATCGATGTAGCGCACGAGCAGCAGGTAACAGCGAATGTTCGCCATGTCGTTGAGCGCGGCCTGCAACGGCTGGCTGAAATCGATGGCCTCGAAAATTCCGTCCATCTCGTTGGAGATTTTCTCGACCGACGCGCCGAACACCGCGTAGACGCCGACCTTGTTGGCGAAGATGATCAGTCGGTTGTAGCTCAGGATCGAAAGCGGAAACGTGGTGCCCTGATCGGACGACAAGGTGATGATGGTAAACAGCGTCGTCGATCCCGACACCGTGATGGTGCCAATCTGCTTGATCGAGTTATCGCCGAAAATATAGAGGTAGTTGTTGAGCGCGCGCAGCGCCGTGATCTGGTGCACGAGGTCGGCGTCGGGGATTGTCGTGATGCCCGATGCATCGGCCGACGCCGAATCGTCAAACCCGCCGGTGCCGGTCCAGAACAGTTGGCGCGCGCCGGCCAGCCACACCCGCCCCTGAAACACCGCGATCGTGGTGGGCACGATCGACAGGATCGGCCATATCTTCCCGGTCGCGGTCGCGCCGGAGCCGCCGGAAACCGCGCTGATGGTGACGGTGAGCGTGTCGCCCGCCTTGTAGCCCGAGCCGGCCGCGGTCAGGGTGAGGCCGACCACGACGCCGCCGACCACCTGCACGGTGGCGGTTGCGCCCCCACCCGATCCGCCGGTGATTGCGGCGGTGGCGCCGCCCGTGTAGCCCGAGCCGCCCGCCGTGACGGTGAACACCGGCGACACGCCGCCCGCCGTGACGAACGCCGTCCCATCCCAGGTGGAGTATCCCGCGGTCGGATCGGCGATGAGGATGCGCGCCGACTGCCATTGCGTCATGTCGGGATTGGTGAACGTGCCGGCGTTGGCGAATTTCACGAACGCGCCGGTCGAGGCGTTGACCTGGTAGCCGGCCCCGCTCGCCGTGAACGCGATGATGTAGTCCGTGTTGTTGTAGTTCGCGTAGAAGAACTTCTGCACCGTCTCGCCGGTGAGCGTGGCGAGGGCGGCGAGAGGCGCCGGCACGGTCTGCAGGCGATTGCGGCCGATCGGCTGCAGGTTTTCCAGCCACGCCAGCCGCTCACGCGCGAGGTCGTAGCGCGTGTTCTGCGTGTCCATCGTCTCGAAATTGTTGAAGACGATGAACTTGTGTCCGGCGGCAGCCTGTTGCTGAGGCATGTCACAGCCTCGCGAAGCGACGGCGCCAGTTGTTGTAATAGTTCGTCACGCGCGCCGACTGCTTGGTCGCGTTGATCTCGGAAACGCGAGACTTGTATTTCTTCTCCCAATAGTCGTTGACATCGATCTTTTGCATCTTCGTCACGAGCAGGTAGGCGGCATAGAATTGCACCGCGTCGCTCAGCGGATCGATGATCTGAAAGTCAACGTCGGTCAGATTGACCAGCGGGTTCGGCGTCGACAACGCATCGATGTCGAGCCCGTAAGGCTGGTCGGGGACCGGATAGAGGTAGAGCTTCTGCATTTCGGTAAAGAGCGACCATACGCCGGGGTAGCGGAACTGGGACGTGTTCGCCCGACAGAACGCCTGGTACGGGCCGAACGGCATCCACGACGCGGCCCAGCGCTGGACGCCCCAGATCACCGCAACGCCCTTGATGTCGAAGACATTGAACATGGCAATCGCGGTGCCGGTCGCGCCGGTGCCGGGGCCGCCGTCCGTGATCGTCACGCTCGGCGTCGAGACGTACCCCGTGCCCCAGCTCGTCATGTTGATTTGCGTAATGACGCCGCCCGCAATGAGCGCGACCGCCGTTGCCTGCGTGCCGCCGGCCGGGGGCGCCCCGATGGTCACGATCGGGCTGGTGTAGCCCGTACCGCCGGCCGTAAGCAGGATGCCCATGACGCCGCCGGTGAGCGGATAGGTTTCCTGCTGCGTGATGGTCGATCCGCCGAACTGATTCGGCGCGACGTAGGTCGAAAACAGGGTGCGGACGCAATGCGTATCGAGCGACACGCGCTTGCGGGCGCCGTTCACGGCATTGGTGAATTCAGATTGCGTCCAGTCGACCGAGCTGAGGTCGTGCAGCAGCTCCTGGACCTGAAGGATGTAGTCCTGCAGTTGCACGGATCATCGCGGGTTCGCTCGCCGCGCCTCTGCTTGGTCCGCCGCTTCCATGAGCTTGTTTGGCCGCGGCGCCCGCGGTGACTGCGTGGCGGACGGAAGATCGGTCTCGTCTTCCGACACCTCGACCATGCGGAAGCGCACCGGCTTGAACTCGAGCTTGCCGAACCACTTCGTATGATTGTCGGCGCGGATCACCTCGGGCGTGTTCCAGCCGTGCCGCTTCTGGCAATACACCAGCATCTCGGCGTCGAGCTCGGACTGCCGCTCGTCCTCGCCGAGCGGGCGCCAGCCGAAAATGTGGTTTGCGGCGTCGGGCGGGAGGGTCTGCGCCTTGCCCGTCTCGAACGTGTACGGCACGCCGTCGAACCGATCGGCGATGGTGAAGTCGTTGCTGTTGACGACGCGCACGCCGCCGACCGTGACCTCCTGCGTGTCCATCAGCTATTCACCATCAGTTGCAGGATCGACGTGTCGTTGACGCCGCCCATCGTGATGCCGGAGAACACGATCGATCCGGTCGCGATCGAGGTGCCCTGCGCGACGCCGAAGTTGCCGGCGACGAGCAGCTTCTGCAGGCCGAAGCCCGGGTCCTCGATCGAGAGCGCGCCCGCGGTCGACGTGAGCACGCCGCGCGCCGGGCGGGGCTGCAGGAGGTTGTTGTTGTTGAGGCCGGTCGTGCCAGGCGTCAGCAGGCCCAGCGAGGACTCCCACACGTTGCCGACCGTGTAGCCGACGCCCGAGCCGCCGGTGAGGCCGGTCAGGCCCCAACTCATGATCGCGGTCGCCGCGACGCCGCCCGCGAGCGCGCCGGTGGTGTTGGCAAAGGTGATCCCCGGAACGGTCGTGTAGCCGTAGCCGTAGTTCGTCACGACCAGTCCGGTGAGCGTGCCGGAGCCGGTGAGCGCGCCCGACGTGATCAGCGCGCCTGCGGTCGACGGGAAGGCCGGGTTCTGACCCTGCGCCGTGAACACGCTCGGCGGCATGTTGGTGATCTGGCCGGGCGGAACGTAGGGCTGCACGAGGCCGGTTGCCGGAAGGGTGTAGGGTGAGGTCGGCAGGCCCGGATAGTTCTGGAATTGCGGCACCACGTAGTAGTTCGGCACCGACGTATAGCCGGCGCCCGCATTGGTCAGCGTGACCGTGCTGATACCGCCGCCCGCGGTGAGCGTGCATGTCGCCGTCGCCTGAATGCCGCCCTGCGGCGGCGGATCGATCAGGATCAGCGGCGGAACGAGGAAGCCCGAGCCCGCCTGCGTCACGGTCGGCGCCGACAGCGCACCGCCGATGATGACGTAGCCCGCCGCGGTGCCGCCCGGGTTCGATGAGCCGGCCGCAAACGAGACCGTCGTGCCGGTCTGCGTCGGGCCGATGCCGTTGGTGCCGCCCGAGCCCGCATTGGTGATCAGCGCGCTCGTCGTCACGCCGGACATATTCATGAGGCGATAGTTGTAGCCGTCGCAGTCGATGGAATTGGTCGAATCTCCCGGAGAGGCGAGCGCGCGCCAGGAATACGCAACCGGGTCCCACCACTGCAGCGCCGTCTGATTGCCGAGTGCAAACAGGTAATTCCCGGGCGGGGGATAGAAATACTCGCCGCCGGCCAGCGTGACCGGAAACGCGCCGGAGGTGTTGAAAACAAAGGGTCCGCCGAGTCGCATGGGAATTTCTCCTCAGATCGGCAGGAAGTTCAGGCCGTCGATCTTCTGGTGTGCCTTACACTTCACGTTGACGAGCTGGATCAGGGTGACGACCGCGCCGAGATAGCCGAGCTGGCCGTTGACCAACGTCGACTCGAACCCCGTGAAGGCGAACGCCGCCTTCTCGCCGATGTAGGCCGACAGGTAGTTGTGGTTGATCAGGTACAGCGTGCCCTCGGGGCAGTACGGATCGGGGTAGAACGGCACGCCGGCCACATCGAGCGCCTCGAACAGCGCCTCGACCTTCGTCGCTCCGAACGACTGCGAGGGCGTGACCACGTAGCGCTCGGCCGACGTGAAGTCCTGCGCGAGGTTCGCCCAGGTGCCGAAGCCCATCAGGCCGAAGGTCGGCTTCTCGCCGGTGACCTTGGTGCACTGCGCGATGTACTGCAGCATCAGATTGCGGGTCGGCGTGGTGGCGCCGCCGTTGTGCACGTAGGTCGATTTCCAGAACGTGTTGGCCGGCCGGTTGATGCCGCCGTAGGACGCCGCGAAGGTGCCGTCGTCGATCGCGGCCGGCAGGCCGACCATCGATTGCGAATTCGAGATGTTGTTGTAGATGTCGGTGGCGAAGCGATCGAGCGTCACATTCGTGACATCGTTCATGCGCGCTTCGATCAGCGGCACGACCGAGTAGTCGAGCTGCACCATGCCTTCGAGGCCGAGGAACGGGATCGCCGAGAGATAGCCGGCGAGGTTGAACTCGGCATTCTGCAGGCCCGGGATGGTGCCGGGCTGATTGAACGAGCCGTCGTATCCGATGTTCTGAATCGACACCATCGGGTTGCCCTGCAGCGGCACCGTGATCGGCGACAGGCCGCCCGACGCGACCTGTGCGTGGGCGAGCATGGCCGCCATGAAAGGCGTCGACTTCCAAAGCTGGACGTACACCTTGGGGAGGAAGGCGCGGCGGGTCACGCTCGCGAGCTCGGCGGCGATGGCGCCCTGTGCCGGGACGATTCCAGTGCCAAATTGCGGCATGGCTTATGCTCCCCTTACGCGGCCCGGCCGCGTTTGATTTCGGTGATGACCTTGTAGGCTTCGTTGCGCGCAGCCTTGGTCGGATCGGTGAGAAGCTCGGCCATCGGCGTGCCGTCGATCCCGGGAATGTCCCAGGTGCCGGTCTGCTCGGCGGGCGGGGTCGCGGGGCGGCGCGCCTGGTAGAGATCGGCGCCGGCCTCGTAGTCGGTGATGCCGTACTTGGTCATCACCGCCTCGACCTCCTTGATCTGATCCTCGCTGTAGCCGCGCGTGACGAGGCCGCGGCGCTGCGCGGTCAGGCGCTGCTCGGTTTCCCGGCGCTCCTCCTCGAGCTTGCGTTCCTCTTTCTCGCGCTCGCGCTCGGCGGCCATGTCGGCGCGCAAGTCCTCGACTTCCTGACTGGGGAAGCGTCGGTGCGGGTCCACCTTCTTGACGGCGTGGATGAAGTCCTTGCGCGTCTCCTTGTTCTGGGAGAGCTTCATGGCGAGCTCGGCCAGATCCTCGATCACGTCCTTGCTGTGTCCGTCGATCAATCGCGCCATCGCATCCTCACCGGAACGGCATGCCCTTGCGGGCCATGCTGGACGACGTGTAGGTCACGCCCTTGCGCTCGTAGCCGGCGTTGCGACGGCCCGGCTGCTTGTCGAGCTGGAAGCCGCAAAAGCCCGGATTGCTCGGCGGATTGGCGTAGTGCTCCGCGCGCTTCTCGCTGTTGAGCGCGCCGGTTGGGCGGATCGCCGGATGGTCGCGCCAGGTCAAATCGGTTTCCCCTTGTGCGCGGTCGGCGAGCGCTCGAGCGCCATCGACGGGTTGCGCTGATCCTTGATCTTGGACGCGCCGGAGAAGCCGCCGAACTCGGGGTAGCTCGGGATGTTGCGGAACTGCCCATCCTGCTTCTTGCGCTCGCCGAGCTTTCCGGCGCGCACCTTCGGACGAAACAGATTGTCGGCCATGGCTCTCTCCCTCACCCGTGCTCGAGGATGGTGAGCACGGCACCCGGCTGCGCGCCGATCCCGTTCCATCCGCACCCGCACGGAAGATTGTCGAAAATGAACTTGTCGCCCGGCTGCATGGTGATCGAGCCGGCGCCGTTGATGACCGCGACGCCGACCGGGGGCGCACCTCCGGCCGGCACCGGCGGGTAGACCCCCAGCGCTCCGATGTTGACGTTCGCCGGACAGATCGCCACGGCGACCGTGCCGGAGTTGATGAAGATCAATCCGGTACGGGTCGGATTGGCCGGCAGCACGGGCTGCGACGTGAGCCCAACGGTGGTTCCCCACCCGATCGGCAGTGAATTTGTGGTGTTGCCGCCAGTGCTGAGTGCCATCGTCGCCCCCGGATCAGACCGGCCACTCGGCCCAGCTCAGCGACTGACGCGCGGCCTGCGCCTGCGCGGCGGTGCCGGCCGTGGTGGCGAGCGTGCCGGGCGGCAGGATCACCGAGCCGTCGAAGTCGTAGTTGATCGGCGTGGCGTTGGTGGTCGTCACCGCCCCAAACGACAGCAGCGTCGGGCCGACGAACATGTTCGTGCCCATGGTGTTGACGAGGGTCGCGGCCGAGTAGCCGGTGCACACCGACGTGATGCCGGCGCCGCCCGAGGCGTTGAAGCCGAGTGCATTGCGGATGGTGAGGAGGGTCAGCGTGCCGGGCGCGGTGACCGCCTGGCCGACGCCGGGCTGCACGTACAGCGTGACATCCGACACGACGGTCGTCGCGTTCAGGAGGCCGTAGCTGTAGCGGATCAGCTCGACGTTCTTGCCGGAGCCGAGCGGATTCCAAATCGTGAAGGTCGAGACCAGGTTGGTGGTCTGCACCGGGACCGTGGTGCCGGCCGCCGCGGTGTTGAGATGGAAGACGTTGCCGGCGCGCGCCGCGGAATAGAATTTGCCGTGCAGCTCGCTGGCGAGAAGTTCGCCGGACTGGCCGGCGGCGACCGGGGCGTTCGCTGCGACGGCAGCGGCGTTCGCATTGACGTTGAGGCCAATGGTGCCAAAAATGACGGGCATTTGCGTTCTCCTTTAGGTCCGGCAGAGCGCGCCGGGATCAGTTGCCGGGGATCACCGGCGGGGTGATGCCAAGCTCGAAAGCCTGGTCATTGCGAAGGATGCGAAGCTCGTCCTGTTGCGAGCTTCCGGCCTGCTGCTGCAGCAGATTCGAGATCACGCGCAGCTCGACCGCGGTGAGCGTCTCGGCGCTGGTGCCGGAAAGGGTCGGAAATCCGCCGATGTAGGTGGTCATGCGGCTTCTCCCATCGGATTGGGTTCGGGCGGCGTGGCGCCGGGAGCGGGAGCTGGTGCGAGGCCGGGCGGCGGTGCGGCGCCCATCGGGCTTCCGCCCTTCGAGGCCTGCGCCATCTGCATGATCGCGGCCGGGACCATCCCGGAGCTCTGCTCTTTGCCGAAGTTGGCGGTGAGCGCGCGCAGCGCGTTGAGCACCGCGGCGTATTTCTTCGATCCGACCGGGTAGGCCGAGAGCGCCTTGTGCATCGCCGGCAGGATCGCGTGGACCATGGCGTCGGCCGCCGCCTCGTTGCCGGCGCCGTTACCGGGCGCCAACGCAGGACTTGCGCCCGGTCCAGTCGGGCCGCCCGCCATGTTTCCCGGAAGGGAGGGCTTTCCGGGCATTGCTCCGGCGGGCGGCATTCCTGGAAGGGGTGGCGTCATGCAAAATCAATACCTTGCGAGACGCAATTGATGTTCACCTTTAGAAAGTTTTGTCAATTGACTGATCGCAAACGAAAACCCCGGCCGCCAATCGCAAGCCGGGGTCTTTTTATCCCTGAAAGGCCGGGCGCCTTAGCGCTTGTGCCGACGACGACCGCGCTTGTGCCGACGAGCCATGCGTGCCTCCTCTGGGTTGCCCGTGTGACCGGGTGGGATGACAGTGCGCCGGCTACGATAATGCTTTAACAAAGCCTGTCAATTGACTGTTCGGTAACGATTATATCTTTATGGCGAGCCGACCGGTGTAATCGATCCGGTTGAGCATGACGGGCAGGCGCTCGCGTTCGATGTACTCGTCGACCGCCTTGCGCGCGCCCTGCCAGTGCCCGTAATCGTCGACGATCACGACGCCGCCTTTCGACAGGCGCGGCCAGAGATGGGCCATCTCGTGCGCGGTCGATTCGTACCAATCGGTATCGAGCCGCATGAGCGCGATCGCGGCCGGCGCCTGGCGCGGCAGCGTGTCCTCGACCCGGCCCTCGACGAGGTGGACGCACTGCGCCGGGTAGCCGGTCTCGAGCACGTTGGCGCGGACCTCATCGCGCGGGCAGAACACTTGCATGCCGTAGCCGCGCGGGCCGCCGGCAGGCTGGCCCATAAAATTGACATCGACATCGGCCGGGTTCGTCATGCCGGCGAAGGTGTCGAACAGGTGGATGTCGCGGATTGCGCTCGTGCGCGCGAGCGTGCCGATCATCGCCATTATGCTGCCGCCGCGCCACACGCCGCACTCGACGAAATCGCCGGGGATGTCGCATCGCACGATGTACGCGACCGCGTGGCACAGCGCTGCGATCCGCTCCGGGCTGGTGAGCGTGTAGTGTTGCACGCGCCGGATTATGTCGTTGATCCAGTCCGGCTCGTCGAGCAGAAACTTGGTTTCCTTCATAGGCCGAGGGCTTTCCAGGCCGCCAGGATGTTCGCGTAGTCGTCCGGCTTCCACACGATGCGCTGATCGGGACCGGACCACGGCCATTGACCGCCGACCTCGAGGCCCATGCTGTTGCGTAGAAAAGCCACCGTGGCCGGCCGATAATCATCGTTGTCCGGCCGCGCCGGCATGAATATCAGCCACGGCCGCGTGCCGAACACCGCGAGCATGGATGGACCGTTCGAGACGAACAGATTGGCCTTGGCGCTTTCGTACAGCGCCATGCGCATGTGAATGTCGCGCGAGGCCGCCGGGCAGGTCACAAAATCCCCAAGCGGCTCATCGGCCCTCGCGGTGTCGCGCACGAAGATGACCCGCTCACCCTGCATGCGGAGATACTCGGCAAAGGACATCCATGCGTCGGGGTTGCTGTTGCGATCGACATCGTAGTCGGCCTCGCGCAGTGTGATCGTCACAGGCCCGTTCAAAACGAACCCTTTCGGAGAGTGGAACGTCGGCACCTTCTCGCCAGCGCGCGCGGCCGCGACGACATCGCGCAGCACATAGACTTCCTTCTGCCGGCCGCGCCATGCCGAGTCGTCCTCGACGGCGCCGATCAGCCCCAGCATGGGACGCACGACGTTCTCGAACATCTGCGCCATGGCGGGCGTCTTGAGCCCGGTTTTGCCGTCGCGGCCGAACCAGAACGCGACCTTGAGCGGGGCCGGCGCACCTTCCCGCACGCGGGTCATCTCGGCATCGATGAGCCAATGCGGAAAGTCGTAGTTGAGCGGCGCGGTGGTGCAGTTGTAGCAGACGTAATCGGCGCCGAGCGCGGGATCGGGCGGCGGGAGGGTGCGGTTTTCCACGTCGGAACCGAGCTTTCCGACCACCTCGCGCGCGGTTTCAAGCACCGCCCCCTCGAGGATGACGGCACCGGCCATTCCGACCAGCGGCAGCGGCACGTTGCCGTCGCCGTCCGGCTCATGGCACAGCATGATCAGCGCATAGGCGGGCCGCGCCTCGCGGGCGAGCCCCGAGAAATGATCGAGCAGGGCGATCACGTCCGATTTGACGGTCATGCGGCCTTCGCGCGGTGCGGTTTCTGCTGCGCAAGTTCCGGATTGGCCTTGATCGCCTCGGCCTTCGCCTTGAGCCGCGCGCGCAGCGAGTGGATCATGTTGTCGGCGTTGGGCGGGTTGATCAGGCGGATGAACATCTCCTGATCGATCGCCTGCGCCTTGAGCAAAATTCCGGCGTCTTCCTTGGCCTCGTCGGCGAACAGCGGAGAATGGCTGTGCCCGGCCACGCGCAGCTTGAACGCCGCGGCGAGCTGCGCCAGCACGAACTCCTTGCCGTCGTCCGCCTTGAGGAGCGTGTCGTCGTTCTTGGCCTTGAGCTTCATGCCGACATCGCCGAGCTTCATCAGCGACTGCTCGAGCCCCACGCCGATCTTGCGGATGCGCGCCGACCCGGTGGTGGCGAGCTGCTTGGCGTGGCCGCGTCCGCGCACACCCGCCTCGCCCTTGCCGGTGACGGTCTCGGTCAGGCCGGACGCCTCGAGGAAGATCGCCCCGATCGCCTGGAATTCGGCGAACAGGTCTTCCGGCATGTCGGGGGCGAGCGTGTCGACCTTGGCGCCGGTGTTCATCGGCTCGACCACCCACGAGCCTGGCCCGCCGAGCGCCGATGCCTTCTCGTCCTGCAGGCCGGTGAAGCCCGAGAACACCTTGGCGGGGTCGACCTGCCGCTCGAGGATGTCGGCGATCTGGTCGAGTCGCTCGTTGGTCCAGCGCTGCAGCGGGATCAGCCGCTCGATATGCGCCTCGCCCCAGAAATATTCCGGCAGCGTGTAGGGACGGATGTGGATGAACGGGTGCTCGTTGGGCAGAAAGATGTTCGATTGACTGCCCCACTCGGCGAACTTGGCCGGCGTTTCCTTTGCCATGTCGTCGACCGTATCGCGCGAGTCGGAAATGACCTCCGAGCCCTCGCCATTGTCGACGGTCACGAAGATCGCGTAATCCTCGGTGATGTCGTCCCAGACATAGACCTCGGTGAAGTTGGCGGACGGCGCATCGCTCATCGGCTCGTAGGTCGGCTTGGGCTCGTAGTCGAGCGGCACCGAGCCGACCACCGGGCCGGAGATGTTGGTGCCGCCGGTCTGCGACACCTCGAGCATGTGGGCGAGCACGGGCGGATAGTCGGATGTCTTCGGCCCGAATTCGATCGTCAGCTTGGGCAACAGGTCGAGCTTTCCAGCGCGCGCGAGGCGCAGGACCGTGTTGTCCCAATCGAGCGAATAGGTGTGCGTGAACGCCTCCTGGCTGTCGAGATCGGGGTCGCTCTCGTCGAACACGCCCATCGCGGACGGCAGCACGGTGCGGCCAAACAATTCCTCGCGCTCGCTGTTCCACCCCATTTTGATGAACATCGAGTCGTAGACCAGCGACCACAGCAGGTTCACGCCGTACTGCGCGGCGAGGCCGGAATCGCGGAATGTGTCGTTCCAGTCGTCTTCTGCGGCGAGCATCTGCTTGACGATCGCCTCGGCCGAATTGCGCGGCGCCGAGATCGAGAACCGGGCGTGGTCCTCGGCGAACAGGAACGCGGCAACGAGGTCCATGTGGGCGTAGAGGCGATTGTAGCGCACCGTCTCCTGCCCGTAGGTGCCGTAGAGGAAGTAGCGCTTGCGCCGATCGTAGATCGCCCTGCGGTCCTCCTGCGATTGCTTGCAGACCGAGGCGATCCACTGGACTTTCTCGTCGCGTTTTGCCTTGTTGCGCGGGATGATCATGATGCCCCCTTGTGCCGCGCGACCACCTTTGGCGTCGGCCCGCGCAGCGGTGCGTTGACGAGGCGATCACCCTGCCGCACCGGGACCGCCACGCCGCCGTCGCGGAATTTTCCGCCGGTTGCGATCGTCATCGTGTCGCTCATCCCGTTCGGCATGCAGGTCGGAACGGGGCGGCCGGCGGCGTCGAGGCCTACTTTTCCGCCGTATCCGCCGACCGTGATGTCCTGAAACTTCGCCGCCGCCGCCACCTTCGGCCGCGGGGCCGCGCGCTCGCCCGCGGCGGGATCGTTCATGTTGGTCATGCCGGCGCGCTCGGTGATGGAGCGGATCGTCTTGTCGTAGCCGGGCGATTTTTTTGCCACATGAAAACCGCCCGGTATCCATTTGACCTTGAGCGCGCCGCACTTCGGACACGGCGGATGATCGCCGTCGGCGGTCCACTCGTTGCGGCATCGTCGATTGAGGCAGCCCCATGTGCGGATGATCATATGTCCTCCACCGCCGGGCCTTCGGCGATCCATTCCCGGTCACGGCGCCGAAACCGCAGCCGGCCGGCGCGGATGTCGAGTATCGCCTGCGTCATCCTGATCCGCGTGTGCTCGGCGATGCCCATCTCGCCGTGGATCATCTCGTTGAGCGCCTGCCGCGAGATGCCGACGAAATCCGCGAACGACTTGAGCGGCACGCGCTTTCCGCCCAGCGTCTCCCCGGCCCGATCGTGTCGGTAGCGCTTCAACTCGCGCACGATCTCCTCGCGCGGCAGCGGGCCGGGCATCATGTTTTCACCGGCACCGGCATCTTGATGTTCTGCGTGCGCAGGAAGTTCATCACGATCTCCTCGACCTTCTGCGGCCCGCCGCGCTCCGCGTCGCGCTGTGCCTTCTCGAGCGTGAGCCCCTGCGCGATCAGCCGCGGCTGCACCCACTGCCGCCATGCCTCGTGCGCCAGCGCATTCGCAATCACCCGATCGTCCTTCGAGCGCCCCGAGCCATGGATCATCGAGCCCTCGCGCACGATCTTCTTGCACTCCTCCAAGGTCGCCACCGAGCGCACGCGACAGCGCTTGAGGTCGAGCCCGTCGCGAAACTTGGTGAGCAGAACCTCTTTGTTCTCGCCCGACATCTTCCATTGCATCATGCCGGACGACCCGTTGATGCGGTCCACCCGGCGATAGAAGTAGTAGCGCATCGCGCCGAGACAGTTGCGGATGTTCTTGTTTTCCTCGGTCGCCGGAATCTTCGCGACCTGCTGGCGCAGCTTGTCGAGCTCGTCCTGCACGGTCTGCCCCGGCCCGGTGATTTCCAGGTTGAGCATCGCGTTGCGATAGTATCCGGCGAGATGCGCGATCACCCAGGCGCACTGATAGGTCGAGACGTTCGGCGTGCAGAACTCGGCCACCTGATAGCAGAGGTCGGCAAAGCAGCGGTGCACCGCGATCACGGTGCGGTCCGCGTCCTCGCTCGACCCGTAGGCCGGATCGCACCCGATCGCGTAGTGACCGTTCGGATCGGCCGCCTCCCACACGCGCAGCTCGGCCCGCCCGGCCTGCTTCGGAGGCACCTGCTGGCATTCGGTCTCGGTCCACTCCTTCGTCAGAAGGTAGCGGAACGGCACGAACGCCTGCTCCCGCGCATAGCGCGTCGCGTCGGTCAATGTCTCGTTCTTGAAAAACGTCGAACCGGTGACGACGAACGCATCCTCCGGCATCCACGGGAACATCTCGTCCATCTTCATCTGGTCGCCGTCGCACTCGTCGTCCAGCTTCCAGCGATACCAGGCGACCTGCTCGGCCGTGATGGTGAAGTCGTAGGCCTTCTTCACCGACCGGATGCGCGAGCGCTCGAGCGCATTCAGGGGCGACTTCTCGCCCGGCGCATAAAGCGGAAAATACGGATGGTTCTTCGGGTAGGCGTAGAGCTCGTTCCGCCACCAGCCGACAAAAATGGCGCGCTGCGTCGGCGACGACACCGCCTTTTCCCACATCTCCTGGAAATGATTCGGCCCGTTCGCGGTCGTCTCGTAGACCTGCAGGCGATGCGGATTGAGCGCCGACATCGTGGCGCGCAGCTCCTTCAAATCCTCCTCCGAGCCCCAGAACGCCACCTCGGTCGCGTGCAGGAAGTTGTACGCACCCGACCGCCCGAGCGAGCCCTTGGTCTTCTGCTTCACCCCCGCGACCAGGTAGGCGAGAAAAGAGCCATTCGCGAGCAGCAGCATGTCGCGGTTGTGCACCGGCCGCATCATCTTGTGCGTCTTCGGCAGGTTGTTGAAAAACACGTTGATGATGTTGCGGAACTGCTCGCGCGACTGCTCGGTGTGCGTCGCAAACGCCCCCGCGGTCCCGGGATATTCCATCTCCCAGAACACATCCAAGGCGATGAAAAATGTCGTCGCCCCAATCTGCCGCGACTTGAGGATCACGAACGTCGTCGCGCCCTCCGCCAGCCCCTTGCACATCTCATCGAAGATGTAGCGCTGCGTGCCCAGCATCGTGAACGCCTGCAGCCCAAAATCCTTCGTCATGACCTTGAGCCGCGCGCACCATTTCAGAAACCGATCGCGCGGGAACGGCGCCACCGGGGCCAGCGCCCGCATGGCCGGCGTCGGCTCGAGATCGGGCGGCGCCAGCGCGTCCATCAGCGCCCCTGCAGCATCTCATCGAGAGAGCGCCCATAGAACCCAGGCACAGAAAGATCGCTGAAGAGGACCGCCGCCTCAGGCTCCCCGAACGGGTCCAGAAACTCCCCCCGCCCCACCCCCAACTTATCCACAGATTTCCGCGTCCACGGCCACCGAAACCTATCCCGCAATACCGCCGGGACGTGCTCGCCCCCCATCCCAAGCCGATCCGCCGCGCTCAGCCTCATCCGAAACATGAGCCGCAGAACACAACCGATTGAGCCAAAAGTCAATCTGGGAACACGACAGACCCATTTTTATCCGGGGGGCGGGACGTACTGGGCGCCCTCCGCTCACACTCACGCGACCCATCGGCCTGGTGCGCGCCCGCGCGCGAGTGGCATACCATGCTACCGTGCAGGGGGCCGCAACCCATTTGGGGACAATGCATTGGGTGAGCAATATCAATAGGTTACCGCGATGCAATATCTCATATGTGCATCGCAATGAGTGCGGTGCAAAACGGACGCGCGGGGAGGAGAACGGTCGACCACAGGGAGACGTTCGATTTACGCGGATCGATTGTCTTGTCGTCGCGCTTGGTTCCGTGGATAGACGCTGCGCCCGCGTGGGAGCGGGCTTGCTGGTCCTCGCTACGCTGCGGGCGGCTTTTATTCTTGTTGTGCCTCCGGCGGACCGGCCTTCCGGTGACCAGCGTAGGGGGGCCGTAAGTTGAAAGTCAATTTACTGATCGAAGTGTTTGATTATTCTTGCATTTCGACCAGACAATAGGAATTCAGTCTTATGCTCAAATCATTCAGAAGGGTCACGCGATCCCGAGCAGCGGCACGAGCTTGAGCAGGAGGACGATCAGCACGACGGCGAAGACGATGATCTGGACGACCTTGGTGATGAAGGGGTCGGGGGAGAAGCGCTCGGCGGCGTACCAGATGATGAGGGCGACGACGACCGTGATGATGATCGGGACGAGGGCGGCGAGGAGCATGTGCATGGGTCAGCCCTTCAGGAACGAGTAATACGTTGTGAGAACGGCCTCGATGTCCTTTGGTTCGTATCCGCCGGCCGAGCACACCTTGGTGGTCTCGGCGATGCAGAAGCGGCGGCGCTCGCGATCGGCATTTTGCTCGACGACGGCTTTGAGCTCGTCCAGCTTCTTCTGAGCCACCTCGGGGGCGCTTGGCGCGGCCGTGGATGCGGCTTCGATAGCCTGCTTGTCGGCGGGGCTGAGGTTGAGTTTGCTCATTGGCGGGTCTCCTTGTGCTCGTGGCTGATTGCTTTGGCCTTGTCCTTGGGTGGGATCGAGTAGCCGAATCCGCGATGCGTGATGATGCGGATGCCGCGCGGCTTGAGCTTCGGCCGCATCTTGCAGATGACGATCTTGAGCATGTTGTCGCATTCGACCGCCGCGCCCGCCCAGATTGCCCCGATGATTGCTTCCTTGTGGGCGACTTCGCGCGCCATGAGGATGTCGAACACCGCCTTTTCGCGCGGCGTCAGGCCCCACAGGATTGCGCGGTCGGTCGTCACTCGAACTCCTCAAACGTCCTGATACGTTCTTCCAGCTTGTCCACGCGACGTTGAAGAAAAGCACATAAAAAAATCAGGACTAGTGCCGACAGGGGAATCGCCCAAAAGGCTGGATCATTCCCGCAGTTCACGGCCGCACCCCGTATGCGATGCAGCGGACCTGCCAGGCGGTGCGCGGCTCGTAGTATCGCTCGAGGAGCGCGGCCATCGCGTCGAGGCATGCGGCGCGGTTGGGGAACGGGGCGATGCCGGCGTGCCACACGATCATGAGGGCGATCATCGCGCGCGGAACATGTCAGGGGCTCCAACCTTTGCGTTTCACGATTTGCTCCAACTCGCTAAGCCCGCTTTCGTCCTCTGACTCAGACAAGGAAGAAAGAGAAGTACTTATGTGACTGTGACTGCCACCCATTTGCTTAGCATTTGCTTGCCTTAATTCATGGTTTTTAGGCGCGGGCCGCTGAAGCAATTGCCGAGCAAATGCTGTCTTCAACCCACCCATTTGGCCGGCTGCGGCCCGTTTCTGTTTTATCGCCTCCTGCTTGACGAGTTCGGCCTCGACACGCTTGTGTTTCCAGCCGGGTTGAAACAGCGGCTCGATGTGCGGGCGCACTGCGTCGACCCAGATTCTGAGCGGTAGGCGAGTGATTTTGGCGAGCTTGACATCATCGTCGGGAAGCCCGCTCGTGCGCCAATAGTGCATGATGAGCAGCAGGTACGCGCCGTGCTGCACGGTGCTCAGGTGGCCCGTGTCGGCGAGATAGTCCGCGACATAGAGCGGCATCCATGGGCGCGACATTCATAGCTCGCTCATCTCGGCCGCCGGTTTATCGACAAGGCGGTGTGGGCCGGACAATAGGGCTGACCGTTTTGAAGGTCGGCCGGCCCGCCGCAGAAGAAAAAAACCGCCGTGCTAGGATCGCCATACGGCCACCGGCATGTGTTGTTCGTCAGCTCAAGCACGGAACGCCGCTGCGAAATCGCCACCTCCTCGATCGTCGGCGGTCGCGGGATCTCCACGACCACGACCGGGATCGACCGAGCGCGCCATTTCCGGACATAAGGTTTGCGCACGCGGGGACGACCTGGGCCCGTGTTCGGTGGCCTCGACAACTTCATCCCCGATCGGCCGACCTTGCCGATCACAGCATTTCGCGTGACCGCCCGACCGATCCGGCTGCTGATCTCGTCCGCGATTTCGCTGGCCGTCAGATTCTCGGCGACAAGCTCGCCGAGCAACGTTACGCGCTCGTCAGTCCAGAAAGTCTTGTCCGCTGAAACAGGCATGCGTTTTTCCTGCGCGTTTAAAGGGCTACATTCATGGAAGCCATCCCCAGCGAGTCCCGCAGGCGATGCCGGAAATGGCGGTCTCACTGCACGAAAAATTTTGAGCGATCTGTTTGAGAAGAAGGCCGCTCGCTCTTAGGCGTCTGATTTCCCGCACATCCTCAGGAGAAAAAATTGCTTTGTGATTATCCGATCCCCGCGTGCCGTTGCGGCCCCTCGTATCCCTGTCGAGGTTGTTTTGGGCAACCGTTCCCGGAGAAAGATGTGCGGGATTCACGCACCTGCGATTGTCGCAACTGTGCATGACGACCAATCCCGCAGGAACCGGTGCGCACGCGAATTCATATGCAAAGCGGTGAGCGCCGACGTTTCTTTTTCCGTTCCACACAACGCCATAGCCGTTGCCGTCGCGAGCGCGCAGCCAGGGCCAGCAGCCCGAGGGGCCACCCGATTTGTCGCAATGCGACCAGAAAGTATCTCGAATAGCCAAAGCGTTCCCCGTGGCGTTGGAACTAGACGCACGCAACAAACGCAACTCAGGCGACGGCCGTTTTCATGCTCCAAAGGAGCGGGTCGGCGGTGTGGCCGGCGCTTTCCAAAATCTCGGTGAACAGGACGTATGAGTTAGGCGGTAGTCGCTCGCGCTCGCGCCACATGTTCGCGGCGTGCGGGACCAAACCGAGCAATTCAGTGGCTCGGCGGTCGCCGATGACTTCGAGAACCTCACCTACGGTTAGGAGATGCTTGCGCCGCGCAGCCATGTGTGCTTTTCTCACGCCACGTGAGTGGCGTCAAGTAGCGTGTTTGTGCGAGTGGAATGATGTTCGTGTATCTAGCACACTCTCGGCCCATGGCCCGAGAAGTTGAGAATCCACAATCGGTTGATGCAATTTCGCATCGCCTCCTTTTGCTCAGGAAGGCGCTCGGTTATTCACAGCCCGCCCTCGCGCAATTGCTCGGCCAGGCATCCGGAACGTGGGCTATGTACGAGACCGGCGATCGGCGCATCTCGCTCGACGAGGCGCTGAAACTCTGCGCCCGATTTGGTGCCTCACTTGATTGGATTTACAGGGGAAATATCCATTCCATGCCGGCCGATCTCGCCGAAAAAATCCAGATCCAAGTGCAGCTTGAGGTCGCCCAGCAGAAGCCTACCCGCCGGCGATCTTGACGACGTTTTCGGCGACGCTCTCCAGCGGCTGCCATTCGATTAGATCGTGCACCAGCGCCAGAATTGCGAGCGCCTGCGCCTTATCCTCGGGAAGTTGAACAAATACTTGTGCCGCCAATCGTTTTAGGCAGGCGGCCCGTTCTTCAGCCTGCTCATGTTGCATTGCCGCACCCGGACTTTGTAATGCATTTCACACGTTCCAAGGTATCACGTGCGGGGACGACACGTAACGGTCACAGTGCCGTTAAATACCTTCTCACGGTCAAATTAATATGATCAACTTTTGTTTCACTCACGGATCGTGAGAATTCCCGGTTGACTTCTCACGCCGCGTGAGCGATGGTGTTGCCCTCATCTGGAGGGTCCCATGTCACCGGTCTACGTCATCCGCTGCAGCTACGACGAGGCGCTGCTCGATCGCTACTACGTGTCCGAACAGGCGGTCGTGCTCGACCTGGCCGGCGGGCACATCCCCACCCGGCACGTCGGCGGCATCGACTTCTACGACACCGAAGAGAATTTTGCCCGCTCGGTGACTGAGGACATCGCCCGCGCGCTGGCGAACTACCTCGACCAGCAGAACGACGGGGTCACGCCCGACCAGCGCGATTTCATCGAGCAGTGGTGCGGCCTAGCGATGGCACGCGGCTTGCCGGTGCGCGAACTCACGTTCTCCGCATGACCGACTTTGTTCGCCCGTTCGATCGCATCTGCGTCCCGGTGCGGCTCAAGGTCTCCACCCGCATGTCGCAGGACGTGTACGGCTACTGCGCCGACCACCACATCACCATGGCCGAGGCGTACCGGCGCGGCATGCAGAAGCTGATCGAAGAGGAAAGGCAGAAGCAGTGAACGTCCCCGCAATCAGGCCCGCGCCAGCCGTCTCGCGCTTCACGCCCGATCAGGTCGACCTGATCAAGCGCACAATCTGCCAGAAGGCGACCGACGACGAATTTCAGTTGTTCATGTATCAATGCGACCGCACCGGCCTCGATCCGTTCGCGCGCCAAATCTATGCGATCAAGCGGTGGGACCAGCAGGCCGGGCGCGAGGTCATGGGAATTCAGACCTCGATCGACGGCTTTCGGTTGGTCGCCGGCCGCACGCACGAATACACCGGCCAAGTCGGCCCGTTCTGGTGCGACAAAGACGGCGAGTGGCGCGACGTGTGGACATCGAAGGAGCCGCCCGCCGCGGCGCGCGTCGGTGTGCTGCGCGCCGGCTTCCGCGAGCCCTGCTGGGGCGTCGCGCGCTTCGATGCCTATGCCCAGCGCAAGAAGGACGGTGGCTTGACGCGCATGTGGGCCGCGATGGGCGACGTGATGATAGCGAAGTGCGCCGAGGCGCTGGCGCTGCGCAAGGCGTTCCCGCAGGAGCTTTCCGGCCTCTACACGGCCGACGAGATGGCGCAGGCCGACGAGCCGCGTCCGCTCAAGAAGGACGCGCGCGCCGAGTACCACGCGCTGCTCGCCGAGACGGACGCACTGGCCGATGAGGCTGCGATCAAGCGGTGGTGGACGGACAACGCGGCGCGCGTCGCCAAGATGCCGGCCGAGTGGCGCACCGAGCTCGTGAACGTGCTCGATGTGAAGATCGCGGCCATCGCGGCGGGCGAGGAGCCGGCGCGGGCCGGAGAGATCGTCGCCGAGGGCTGGACCGATCGACAGGCCGCGAGCCTACAGAGGGCGGCCGCGAGCCATGAGCCGCCGCCGCCCGACGAGACGCCGCCCGAATGGGACAGCAAGTGGGACGCGCTCGGCCCGGTGAAGCAGGCCGGCATCCTGTGCAAGGAGCCAGCGTTTTGGCAATTTCTGAAGGAGCAATATCTGATTGCCGGCGAGATGACAGACAAGATGGCCGCCGAGTGCGTTCGCCAAGTGTGTCGCGTCAAATCGCGCGCCGACATCCTCGAAGGCGACAAGTCGAACGATTATTGGATGGACCTCGTGGCTCGCTACCGCGCATGGCAGCGCGAGCCCGCCATCGTCGAATCCCCGCGCCAACCGGACAACCGCGCGGCGGACGCGGGCGCCTCTGACCGTTCCCCTCCTCCCACCCCAGCAGAGGCGCCCGAAGTCCTTGAGCAGGTCGATGATGAACTTTGGGAGGCTGCCATCAAGGGCGAGGCTGCATTGGAAGCCGAGTGGGCTGCCACACATCCCGCCCACCAGGCGAAGCTGCAAGAGCGCATGGACACCGTGCACCGGCCGCGCGCGCGGAAGGGGGCGGCATGACCGGCTGGTCGCATCTCCTCTGGCTCGGCCTGCTGTTCGACATGGCGTGCCTCGCGCTGTTCGCGTGGTTCGCATATCCGGCGCCGGTGATGGACGAGGACGCGGCATGACGCCCGAGCTCAAGTCGATGCTGGTCTCCGGATTCCGGCCGCCCTGGCAGGATCGCGAGGTGCTCGCCCTGTGTCTCGGTGTGGTCGACAACACGCTCGAGGCGTGGGTCGCGCAGAGCGTCATCCCCGCTCCTCGTAAGCGCGGCGGCAAGCTGCTCTGGAAGTGGTCCGAGGTCGACGAATGGCTTACCGTGGGGAAGGCCGGGGGGCCGGCCGACAAGGCTGAGGAGATTCGCAATGGAACGAGAGCGGCCGCGGCTGCTGCGCGTCACTGACGACAGCTTCGCTGCGCTGATCAGGCTATTTCGGCTGACATCGAAGTGGACCCTCCCGCAGGCCAAGGGCGGCTATGCGGACGGCACCAAGCTTAATTGGTCGCGCGAACTCGACTTCATGGCGCGGCCGGATTGCCTCGGAGCGCTGACCGTCCAGGAAATCCGCCCGTCGCTGGTGCAGGCTTTTTTCGATGGGATCGACGATCGGCCTGGCAAGCAGAAAATCGCCATGGCGGTTCTCAAGCAACTCGAGCGGTGGGCGATCGTCCGCGAGTTGCTGCCGATGCCGATCACGCTCGGCGTCGAGATCGGCGACAGCGACGGCGGCCATATCCCGTGGACCGACGATCACGTCACGCTGGCCGAGCGTGAGGCACGGCCGGACCTGGCCCGCGTGGTGACGCTCGCCGCCAACACCGGGCAGCGCGGCTCCGACTTGGTGCGCATGGGGCCGACCGACATCGAACTCTACAAGGGCATTCGAGGCATCCTCGTCGCCCACACGATGAAGATCAAAAAGCAGGTGTGGATACCGATCACCGCCGAGCTCGAGGCCGCGATGGCGACCTGGGAGCGCCGGCCGGGGCCGTTCCTGACGAAGCCGGATGGCTCACCGTGGACCCGCGTGGCTCTGGGCAGGGCATGGGCATGGGAGCGCGACCACAATCCAGCGCTCGCCCCATTGCGCCTGGAGGCCCTTGCGCTCGACCCCGTCGCCGCACCGCGCCGCGATCTCGGTCTCGTCGTCCACGGTCTCCGCGGGACCGCCTGCGTCCGCCTCAAGCGGGCCGGCGCCACCGAGCTGCAGATTTCCGACATGATCGGGATGTCGCCCGCCATGGTGGCACTGTACTGCCGCTTCTCGGCGCAGAAGGAGAACGCCGCGGCGGCGGTCATCCATCTCGACCGGGCACGGGCCTCTTCCCGCGCGTCTCGAGAGAGCAACGGAGAGTGATCGATGATTACGTTTTTCAGGAATTGGTTTGACGAAAACAAGGTTCCGCACCTGTCGATCGAGGGCGGCGTATGGGCTGTGCTCGGAATTCCGATCCTGCCCTACCTCGAAGTAGATTTTTGGTGGACCGACAAACGAACGGAAGGAAAACAAGAGGGCCTTCATTTCTGGTTTCGCAGGGGATAACCCATTGAAATGACAGAGCGCCCTAATCTCGCAAGTTTGGGCACGGTCCTTTTAGGCCAACGCCTTAGCGGCGCGCTCCATCTCAAATCGCACCCAAATTACCGCCCGGCAATGTCGGGCGGTGCCAACACGTATGCGGACGGAACCCGATGAAGCTCGTCCTGTCCCTTTTCCCCGGCATCGGCCTTCTCGACATGGCTTTCGAGGAGGCGGGGTTCTGCGTCGTCCGCGGGCCGGACCTCCTCTGGGGCGGCGACGTGCGCGACTTCCACCCGCCGGCCGGAGTGTTCAATGGCGTGATCGGCGGGCCGCCCTGCCAGATTTTCTCGAGGATGCGCCACATCAACCCGAAGGCCGGGCAGGCGCACGGGAACATGATCCCCGAGTTCGAGCGCGTCGTCGAGGAGGCCAAGCCGGATTGGTTCCTGATGGAGAACGTGCCCGAGGCGCCCACCCCGGTAGTCGCGTGGTACGCGCTCGCGACGCAGACCATCCGCGACGTGTGGGTGGGGGGCGAGACGAGCCGCCAGCGGGTCTTCACCTTCGGGCTGCGCCACCACGGCTACGTCAACGGCGTGCCGCCCTTCCGGATCGAGACGCTCGCCCTTCACCGCACTGACCCAGAACCGGCCGCGCTCGCCGGCGGAGCTCGCCGCGTCCCAGTGAAGCTCGGCGGCAGCGGAAAGGTGAAGGCATCGCGCCGCGTCTGCGCTGGCGACTCCAAGACGGCCGAAGGCTTCGCGGTCGCGCGCCGCAATCAGGGTCTGCCGGACGATTTCGACCTGCCGCCCTTTACGGTCGCCGCGAAGGTCAAGGCCGTCGGCAACGGCGTGCCGCTCGCGATGGGCCGCGCCGTGGCGAAGGCGGTGCTTTCGTCTGCATATGCGAAGACACTGAGGGAGTAGCAGAAAATGACAATTCCACACGACGTTCCAATCTTCACGATAAACCTCGACAAGAAGTGCGCCGAGTGCGGCAAAGCCAACGGCGTCGCTGAA